TGCGGCTAATGATAATCTCCATACCTTATTCCTAGTCAACTATAACTCCTACACAAACAATTTGTTTTGTATAGTTAATTATATCATTGGACTACTTAGCGTTATCTGTTTTATAAAACCCTGTGCCTTTAAATTGTACACCAATTGTGCCATAAACTTTATTCATTAGATTCCCGCATTTTTCACAAATTTCTATTGAATCAGATTGCTCAAATGACTTAGTTACTTCCATGCCAAAATCACATTCCATGCAGGCATATTCATATCTTGGCATTTTTATCTCGCATTACTTGCAACATGTGGAGTTAAAATTAAATTTGGACAATCCCACAAGGGATGGTCTTGTGGAAGAGGATTAGGGGTCACTTGATCAAGGGCTGCAAAAAATCTATTTTTATTCAATTCTTCAACTAAATCATTTGTGTTTACAATGTCACCATAACTCATATTAATAAATAATGCACCATCTTTAATTCTTTCAAATATATTTTTGTTGAACATGTTTTTAGTGTTTTCATTTAACGGAACTAAAACAATTATTACATCATAAGTTTCTATACAATCATAAAACCTATCAATTACTCTTGACCCTTCGCTTCCAGTTTTTGAAAATCTATCAATTTTAGTATATGGAAATATTGACTGAAGATGTCTAAATTTTTTACCGATTCTTCCATTTCCGATTATTGCAATTGATTTTCCATGAATTGTTTGTTGCTGGCTATGCTGCCAAAAATTATTTTTTTGATTATCAAGATATAGAGGAAGTCCTCTAAAAGATGCTATCATTAATCCTAATGTGAACTCAAAAGTAACCCAACCAGTGTCTGGATATGAATTATTAAGTCCTATATCGTCTATTTTGTATCTCAATTTTTCCCTAACTTTTATATGAGCAGTTTAAAGTCATACTCAGGACTGTCACAAGTTATAGCAAATTAATTAATGTATACTATTTTTTCTTAGCTGGAGCCTTCTTCTTGGCTGGAGCCTTCTTCTTGGCTGGAGCCTTCTTCTTGGCTGGAGCCTTCTTCTTGGCTGGAGCCTTCTTCTTGGCTGGAGCCTTCTTCTTGGCTGGAGCCTTCTTAACAATTTTCTTTTCTGACACTTCTAATTCCTTTAACCTTTCCTCAAGTACGGATTGAACTTCTTCTAAATAAGTTGGCATTTTGGTTGCTGCCAACGGAAATCCGAACCATCTTTTAATTTTTTTGTTTAAGCTCATATTTTTTTACCTTCATCTTCTAATTTTCTTACTACAAAGCCTAAGACGTCTCTTGGGCTCCATTCAGGAGGCAATTCTATACCTTCTAATTCATTAATCAATTCACGCAATACTTTTTGTTTAATTATGTGAAAATGATCCCATTCCATACTGTCTAAGTGTATCATATTTATGTGCCCTTAGTTGGATTTGAACCAACGCTTGTACGATTTTAAGTCGCATGCCTCTACCGCTGGGCTATAAGGGCATACAAATTATATCTAATGTGTATCGTAATCGTCAATATCTTCTAAAGGAATTATTCCTTTTTCTTTTGCTATTTCAAAACCTTCTTTTGTAAAATGCATTGTTGCTTCCAAATTCTCATCATATTCTACATCCATTAAACCTTCTTCAAAGAGACCAAGTAGATTATGGTCAACATATTCCATATGAGCTTCCCATAATTCAGGTGCTAGCTCTTTTGTGACCGCCTCGTTTAATTCAAATATTGCTTCGTCTTTTTCGTTGTATCCAGCAAGTCTTATAGCGCCTATCTCAATATAGTATTGTATTCGCTCTAATGCTTCTTCGTCATTCATTAAAAATGCTCCCTGTGAAATTTTAAGTTTTTATCAAAATTTTCATAATTTTGTACAACAAAAGTTACCTTATCTGTGTATAAAAACTTTATTGATGGATTTTCAAGATATTTTATTACTTCAAAATGGGTTCCGACAATAACCCTTTCGTCTTCTTCTGTGAGATTTACTATAATAGCAATCAAAACTTTTTTAAATTCCTTGAAACAATCAAATATTTCCGCCATTAAATCTTTTGTTTCCATAGGAGTTTTATTAAAAAACATAAACGTTCTATCTTCATTTTTTAATTTATTTAAAAATTCTGTACGCATTGCTTTTTCTTTTGGTAGTGATTGCAAAAATGTAAACATTGTAGTATCGAATCCTACTAACGCTGCTGCTGTTGACATCATTGAGGGCCCAGGTATTATTCTAGGCATAACCTTCATTCCAAATTCTGAACGTCTTGTAATTGTTGGCCCAATATCACAGATATTTGGCATACCTCTTGATGCAATAATTAAAACATTTTTCCCATTAACTAAATACTCTTGAGATTTTTGCCAAGCATCTTCGTGATTAGCTAACGCATTTGAGTGTAAAAAAATTTCAGCATTTGAAGAAACCTGTAAGTGCTCACACATCTTATTGTATTCATCTAAACTATCTACTACAATTAAATCACTTGAATATATTTCATCTTTCATTCTAGGATTTATATCATTAATATTGCCTAAATGTGAAGATCCTATAGTCAAATTTCCATAAGATTTATCTTTTTCTAACATATTATACCTCTCCCGTGAAGTCTAAAAATCTTGTCCATAAGGACATAGTTATTCTTTTTTCTCCATAAAACTCTTTTACCCCATGTGGATAAAATGCAGTTCCTGGAAACATTATTACATCGCCAGATTTAGGCAAGTACTCAAAATTTTGTTCTGGAAAATATATTTCTCCTCCAGAAAAATTATCATTTAAATATCCTATAATTGATAAATGACCACTCCAAAATAAATTAGTTGTGTCTATTTCTCTTACGGATTTTATTTCAGGTTTTACATTATCAAAATGTTTTTGCACTGAAGTTCCTTCATGTCTATATGAAAAATCCATAAATCTATCTTTTTCAAATTTTTTCCCATAAGAATTTTCAGCTAACTTTATCATTTTGTCTTCATATTCTGTAACTAATTTTTTTATATAATCTGGTAACAAAATGTTTTCTGGCCAACTATTATTTTTTTTATAATAGGCAAAACATTTGCCGTAAAGAGATAAATCTTCTAAATCTTTTTTAGGTATAAAGTTTTTAAATATTTTTATATTATCAACATTATTGCCTAATTCTATTGTCAACTTATCGTACATTTTATCTCTCCTTTTGTGCACCAGGTAGGACTTGAACCTACGACTACCCGATTATGAGTCGGGGGCTCTAACCAACTAAGCTACTGGTGCCTAGTTGAATTATATATTTGTTGACTGATTATTGTCAATAGATTGTTCTACAATCTGCTGTACATAATCAGAAAAATGTTTTCTTATATTTCCTGGAGGTCTTTTACCCGATTCATTCCAGATTCTTTTATATTCCATTACGTTAGCAAACGTAGTGGGGCATAAACATATTCCATTATACTCTTTTAAAACTGTAGGCAACGGCACATGTTTACCACAACACTTACACTGTTTAGCTCTTTCTTGATATATGCTCATACTATTTCCATTCCGTCTAGTGCTTCCGCCAAACTTTGGGGCATTGCAGATGGAGCCTTAATTAGGTTAGGACTTTCCTGTTTCTCCTGATCCCTTTGTTGTTTTCTAATCGAACTATAGGTGTGAACCTCTACAGCACCAAAGTCTGGTCTCGTAAGACTAATGGCATTATATATTGAACCGCATACAGCATCTGCCAAGTCCTTAGATCCTTTTCTAGGGTGGTCAACCTTATCTCTCATGATTCTTAATTCAAGTAATTCATCTATTAATAATTTAATATGTGGCCCAGACAATCTTTCTTCTAACACAACCATTGCCATATCATCATAATGTTTTTTTGCTACAGACAATGTTTCTGTATTAATTCCATACTGTCTTAATTGCTGCATCATATCATGAGAATTCCATCGGTCAAATGTGCATATTCTTATGTTAAATCCTCGTGACCTTAGCGCCAATATATAATCTCTTACCTCTGCAAAATCAACAGACTTGGTTGATGTTGGAGTCCAGTATCTTACTGCATCAACCTCAACTATTGGGGCTGGTTGAGAATAGTTATCAGTAACTTTTACATTAACCCATCTATTAATGTGTGCCATAGAGACAGCACAATGATCGTGTTTTTGTGCTAGGTCTACATGTATAAAATAATCTTTATCTTCAATTGGAACAAACCAATCTTCAAACCTGCCGAATTGATCTATTGCTGAACCTAAATTATTAAATGCTTTTTCTATCTTTTCACGAGATTTAAAAAATGCATCTATTGCTTCAGGAGGCATGCAGGCAAATCTACCAAGCGCATCTATTGGATCTCTATAAAAAGGAATCTTAAAATCATCTATGTTTCTTGTTGGATTAACATCCCATGTAGGTCTTTTAATGCCATAAACTTTAGGATATCTATATGAAACAATATGATCTTCATCCCAATAAACTTCAAACTCGTTTCCTTGTGTATTGTCTGGTAAACCTGGTTCCACTTTAAATTTGTGAGATCTTTGTATTGTTTC